CGCTCAACAATTATCCAATGAGCTTCATAAACTTCCCCTCCCCGACGCCGGTGTTTCCCTCTCTGCCGGTGCAAGGTTGGTCAGTTTACAAGAAGCCAATCATGATGTCGGATGTTACCGCGGCGGTCTCGGGGCGGGAGGTGCTGTTGATTCGGGCGGCCTATCCTAGGTGGGATTTTGAGGTTACGTTTGGCACGGATGGGTGGTTAAGGGAGCAGACGCAGAACGCGGCGGTCTACGCACCGCTCGCGGGAAAACGTGAGCTAGAGCAAATTTCGGAACTCTTCCTGTCGTGTCTGGGGTCGTATGGTGAGTTCTACTTCTCCGACCCGCAAGACAATTCCCGCCTTGCGCAGACCGTGGGGACCGGCACCGGGTCGGCGACGGTCTTCCCGTTGTATTATTACTGGGGCGATCCGGTGGCGCTGCCGGGTGGATTTTTGGAGTTCTATGCGCCGGTCAGTGGAATCAACGCCGTCCAAACGGTCTACTTCAACGGAGCCCCGATTTCGCCCGCATTTTACACCATTGACGCGACAAACACCGCGCTGGTGTTTTCTCCTGCGCCAGGCTCGGGGGTGGTGATCACGGCCGACTTCACCTTCTACTTCCGTTGTCGGTTTGTGGATGATAAACAGGACTATTCGCAGTGGGCGAAGAACCTGTGGGAATACCGGAGTTGTAAATTTCGGAGTGTGAAGCCATGAGGAACCCCGGCGCGGGGTATATTTCCTTTTTGCTCGCGAACCAGCGCGCGATTATGGGGCACCTCTACCAGTTCGTCTCGCTGTCGGGGCTGAACGATTACTTCACCGATATGGATGTTGACATCCCCTACGGAGGCAACGCATACAAGTCGGGCTCGCTACGAATCGAGGGGCTGCGGCGGAAGATTCAGGTTGGGTTCTCTGTCGACTCCCAAGACGTTCGGATCTATGCCCTGCCGACGGACACCCTCTGGGGTGCGGCGTTTCTCTCCGGGGTGGAGAGTGGCTTGCTCGACGGGGCGCAGGTTATTCGCACGCGAGTGGTTTGGCCGCTGGTGACTGGAAACGCTGCCCATGATGTCCTTGGGACTCCGATCGGAGTCTGGCCGATGTTTACGGGGTATATTGCTGAGGTGAAGGGTGGCGGGGTGACGCATGTTGAAGTTACGGTGAAGTCAGCCCTGATGAAGCTTGACGTCGGAATGCCGCGGAACTATTACCAGCAAGGGTGCCTGTGGGCACTGTATGACACCGGGTGTACACTGCTCCAGAGTTCGTTCACGCAAACTGGGACGGTTATCTCTCCGTCGGACAATATCCTAATCTACCCCTCGGGTGGGGTGCCGACGCCGAACGGAGCGGACTCCCTGCCACAATACTACCTCGGTAAGCTTCAATTCACCTCCGGGGTAAACGCGGGCCTGCTTGTTACGATTGCGACGAATTCCACCACATACCTCCAGCTGGCCTATGCGTTGGAGACGGCGCCGGCGGTGGGAAATACATTCTCCTTCTGGCCAGGGTGCTCGAAGTCTTTCAACACCTGTAATGTTAAGTTCAGCAATGACCAAAACTATCGCGGGTTCGACCGCGTGCCACCAATCCACTTGAGTCTATGACTGGCGCACTCCGGCCCTGCGCGACTCGGGAGCGGGTGGTCGCCGTGGCTCTTACGTGGATCGGCACACCGTATGTGTCGAATGCGTTAGTGAAAGGTGCGGGGGTAGATTGTGCGATGCTTCTAGTGGGGGTGTTCCGCGAAGCTGGGATGCTGGACCCTGAGTTCGACCCGCGGCCGTATCCGCCACAATGGCACCTCCACCGGGGCGAAGAGCGGTTTCTCCACATCGTCGAACGGCTCGCAGTGGAAGTGGATCGGGAGCCTAAGTCGGGCGATATTCTCCTCTTCCGCCTTGGGCGGCTCTACGCTCACGGAGCGGTGGTGCTCTCCTGGCCCGAGGTGATCCACGCTTGGGGGCAGAGTCAGCAGGTGACGGCGGTTAACGTGACTCAGAACTGTATTGGCAAGCACGCGCTGGGGAACTTGCCAAGAAGAGTGTTTTCTCCGTGGGGAGATTAGATGGCGTTTCTCTTCCAATCCACCCCGAAGATCATTCCGGAGTTCACCGGCCTCCAGGTCAATACCTCGGTCCAAGTCCTGCCGATTCCGATAATCTGGGGCGCGCCGAGGTGTAGTGTCAACCTGATCTACTACAACGGGTTTAACGTCCAGAAGAAACCCACCTCATCCGGGAAGGGAATCTTAACTGGTGGGAAGACCTCCCAACAGGTGGAATATTTCGCCACGCTGATTCTGGCCATAGGTGAAGGGGTGCTGGACACTCCGTATATCATCTTCCAAGACGCGGGAGCATACATCCCCTCGAATTATCCTGGGTCCATTTCGTGGTTCACCGGGACCGACACGCAGATGCCGTGGAGTGTGGTGGTGGCGAAGTGGCCGGCGGACGCTCGGCCATATAAAGACACGGCGTATATCGCAGTCGACAACGGACAGATTGACTCGAGTGCAACGATTCCCCAGGTGAACATTGTCCCCCGGGGGCTTCTGAGTCATACGTCGCCGTTACAGAACACCACGATTAACATCACAACTGGCCAGTACGACGCCAACGGAAAGCCGATCTCCTACATCGGCCCGATCCAACTTCAAGACGTGGACGCGGACCCGGCGGCGGTGATTTACGATTTTCTGACGAACTCCCGTTACGGTGCGGGGTTTCCGTCAGCCCTGATTGATGGCGCGGCGCTATTCACCTCCTCAGCCGGCTTTACCCCGACTGGCGACGCAGCCCTGTCGACCTATTGCCAGGCGGTGGGACTTGCGTGGAGTGTGATCCTAAACAACGTCGAACCTGGGAATTCAGTTCTCGAACGGTGGACCAAAAATATGACTGTTGCGGGAGTGTGGAATGGCGCTCTATTGCGGTTTATTCCGTATTGGGATAGTCCGGTGAGCGCGAACCCCGGTTACGACTCGGGGAACCCGCTCGCGATTGGGGTGAAGTATTTCGTTCCTTCTGTCCCGACGGTTGTCACCTTGACCCTAGACCACATCCTCGAGTCCGACAAGCCCGACGAGCCCCCGATAAAGTTCTCTCGGAAGAACCCGTGGGATGTCTACAATCACGTTAGGATGAATTTCCGCGATCGAATGAATTTCTTCAACGATAATTCCGCCGAGGTGCAGAATGAGCCGTTGGTGGAGGCGTATGGTCCTCGGGTGGATACAATCGGCCAGGCGGATGAATACTCGCTCTTCGCTTATGCGAATGTGGCGGTTCAGATCACCCTAGCTCGGTTCACCTCTATCCGGCGCACCTTTACGTTTAAGCTCTCTCCGGTGTGGGGATTTCTCGACCCGATGGATGTGGTTTCAATCCCGGACCCGACGGATTGGACCAAATCCGTTCTGGTCCGAATTCAGTCCATCACTGACGACACGGAGGAAAACTCAACCGTCGAGGCGGAGGAGTTCCGGCCGGGGTTGATTTCACCCGCGAGCGTGGCGATTCTGAACCCGATCGCCACTGCGCCGCCAAACCAAGGCGCGATAAACGCCCCAGTCTTCTCTGCCGCTCGGCCAGTGATGTTTGAGCCGACTTCCGCCATGTTGACGGCGACGGGCCGTGCGGTGCCGGCGGGAATAATCGGCACCACAGGGTTGGTCGGGGGTGTCTTTGATCCTAATTGGGGCGGGGTGAAGGTGTGGGTATCGCTTGATGACCTGAGTTATCAGTATGCCGGGACACTAGTCGGCCCGAGTCAGTATGGGAGTCTTAGTGCGCCGTTGCCGCCCGCCGGCTCTACTCTCTCGGTGGATCTGCGCCTATCTAACGCCACCCTCGGATCTTATTCCGCCGCCGCGGCGTCGATGGGGGCGAGTTTGTGTGTGGTGCAGGATGCAAGTGGATGGGAACTGGTGGCTTACACGACCGCGACACTCACCGGACCGAACCAATTCAACCTCACGGGGTTGTATCGTGGGATGTACGGTACCACCGCGCGCCTATTCGCCCTGGGGAGTCAGTTTCTATTTGTGGGAAAGGGCGCAAATGTCTTCGAGGATGCGCTGCCGCCGCAGTATGTCGGGACGACGATTTGGGTGAAGCTTCAGAGCTTCAACGTCTTTCTGGGGTATGAACAACCACTGTCAGACTGCCTCCCGTGGGAATATGTCCCGGGCGGAACGACACCTCCGGCACGGCTCCCGCCGATGATTCGGGCGGATGTGGGTCGGAGGCGAGGCGGCGGTGAAGTCCCTGTTTTGCGCCGTAGGGGAGTTTGAGTTTTTTCCGCTTGTGTTGGACGGCGTTGGGTGTTCGGCCAAGAATGAGTGACATCTCGCCATCGGTCAAACTCCGCTTTGTGTATAAGAGTTCTATTTCGCTGGGTTTCCACCTCGAATGCGGGTGGGAATACTTGCTGACCTTATACCCCATCTTTTCGCGCTTCCAACGGTGGTAGTGCATATTGCACATATACTGCCGCTGGCACCAATCATCACACCCCTCAACAGAACATCGGAGTGACTTTTGTGGGTAGGATGGTCCCAGGGGTACTAAATTCCGGTGCTTTTGGCGTAGCCATTTGTGGCGGTTGCATATTGTTGCCTTACCGGAGCGGGGGAAGCTGCACCCCTCAACTATGCACCGTTTCATCTCAGCAAAATTCCTCCTGGAATTGGTGTAGGAGTCCTGACGGACTCCCGTCGTTGGTGAGGGTGTGGTGGGGGTTGATAAGATTGGTCTCTAGTTCGGTGGCGTGGGAGGATGGGGGTGGTCGGTGCCCCGGCCGGACGACGCGGATGATAGTGGCTCCGTACCGATTCAGCGTCGCTGATTCGTTTAGGTAGCGTAGGTCGTCCACCACGATGAGCCTGTGCTGCCGTATGTGCCGCTCCCAGGCGTTGATCCAAAATGTGCGGTGCATTATGACTCGGCCCCACTCTTCCCCGAGGGTTTGGTAGCCGAAGCGGGGGGATTGTCCACTGAGGAAGGGCGTGGGTTCCTCTTTGAAGTTGGTCACCAAGTCGGTGATTTCGATCGGACTCAGTCCTTGATATGCTAGAATGGAGTGAAGTGCGTCCTTGAGCGCCTCGGTGAAAGGACAGCGGACGTAGGAGTGGTGTTCGACTAAGAGTTTGGCGAGGGTGGTCTTTCCGGCTCCGACCTCACCACAGATACCAATGATGGATTTCATCTCACCTTCTCCTTCTCTCGGATTTCTCTTGCCCGGTCGCCTATGGCCCCGAGGTCAGCGAAGACGCTAGGTGACCGGGCTCGTGGGGTGGTCTTCGGACAATCCTGCCGCTCGTTCATCGTAGTACACGCCACAGAACAGTCGAGACAAAAGACCTCAGTCGACGCGGAACCCTTCTGATCCTTGTCGCCCATGCTCCACCGGTGTATTGCCACTATCGTTCTCCCATTCCATCAGAGTCGCTACGCCCGGCGGCGAAACCAAGGCAAAATGAGGCGCTTATCATTCGGTGCCTCCGATCTGGTTTAGTGGTGCGGGAATCCACGTCCCTGGATAGACTCCGCGTTTGATCCTCCCGGTGGCTTCGGCCATCTCAATCACCTTGCGGATTTTGTCGCTGGGGACTTTGTTCTCCAAGAACCGGCACAACTCCTCGTCCGGGATGGGCTTACGATCTTTCTTCACCACCTTAGCATACAACGCGTAGACGTATTCGTGCAGGTCGACTAAAACCTGCACGTCGGACTTCTGCCCCATCGCGCGGAACACGTCGGGCATGAATTTTTCCGCGTCGAGGAGCCAGGATTTTGCGCGGTCAACATCGCTTGCCTCGACGCGCATATTCCTCTGTGCCGAGATCGACGAGATCATCGCGAGCTTCAGCACGTGCATATCGCGGCGGGTGTTGTAGTGGATGAGGCGGGAATAGGTTGGTTCGGGTGCCATACCGGAGTTGATCCACGCGTTGGCGGCCTGCATGGCAGTGTCCTCCCACCGGATTTCGCCTTCGAGTTCGTAGAACATTGGGCGAAGGTGGTGGAGAAGCGCGGCGCCGTTTTCGGTGATTGGCCGCCGCTCGAAGATGTTTCGGCCGGGGACGGCCTTTCGTGCGGAGTAGA